GTGTTTTTAGAGGATGTTTTAAATGAGTATCTCTATCACTGTATGGCAAAGGGCTATACACAAAAGACGATGAAAAATAAGCGACAGGAACTGAAGCAAATCAAAGAATACTTGGTGGAGCGGAGAGGGATTAATGAACTCGAAAGTGTTACTCCATTTGATTTGAAGGCTTATGTTCGATTTAAGCAGCAGGCGGGATTGCAGCCTCAGAGTATCGTTTCAATGTTCAAGATGATAAAAGCATTCTTTTCCTGGTGCGAAAAAGAAGGGTACTTAAAAGAGAATATAGCTAAAAGAGTGGAGACTCCGAAGGTTCCAAAGAAGGTTCTGAAAGGGTTTAATGCTAGTGAAATTCAAGCAATGATAAATGCTTTTACTTTTAAAAATTATATAGAAGCAAGGAACAAGACAATTATTGCGATGCTCGCAGATTGTGGACTTCGTGCAATGGAGTTGAGAGGTTTGTTAAATGTAAATGTTAAAGAAACCTCAATATTAGTTAATGGTAAAGGGAATAAGGAGAGATTAATTTTTATTAGTCCAGCTTTAAAGCGAATTCTAATTAAGTATGAGCGAATTAAGAATCAACACTTTAAAGATAAGATTACAACAGATCATTACTTCTTATCTTATAAAGGTACAGAGTTATCGCATGTTGGTTTGGACAACGTGATTAAATTAGCTGGGAATAAGGCAGGGGTTGAAGGGAAAAGGGTATCTCCTCATAGTTTTCGTCACTTCTTTGCAACTCAATTTTTATTGAATGCTAACTTTCATGGAAATGTAGACATCTACACTTTAAGTAAACTCCTTGGACATTCCGAAATCAGTACTACTCAGAGATATTTATCAACACTAGAAGATTTCGAACTTATAGAGAAAGCTATGCCTTCTAGTCCTTTAATGAATTTGAACAGGAGATAATTACAATGAAACCAGACATCTTAGACAATTTTGATGAAGCAGAACCAGAAGATATATTAACAGAAATTAGACAGTTATGTTACACCGTCAAACATAATCCGAATTTCAGATTTACAGATGATCAAAAGGAGTTAAGTAATTGGGTTGAACAAATAATACGAGGAGAAAAACCTAATTTAGATTTTTATAGGAAGAATTTTTAAGTTAACAAATAGTAAACAAAAAAATAAGACCCGAGTTGCAGCTCGGATCTCAGACGAATTATCAATCCCATAAACAAAAATATGGAACTAACCCTAAAATTGAATATGGAATTTTCCCTACCCTTATTTTATCGAAAAAAATTTGATGATGCAAGGTTTATTAAGTATTGTCTTTTTTTAGGGGAATTCCCTTGTGAGTAGCCGTTAAACACAAGTAAATAAATTACGTCAGGTATTGATCCAGCCAAAGCGACAAATGGAGATAGGCAGGTTAATCAGTTTCCTATTACTGAACCTGTTGAAAGGAGAAAGCTGCCTTTAAGTGCTGATCGAAGGAAGGGTAGAGCGTTTACGGACGCTGTAGGACAAGCCACAGAGGATTTAAGTTAATCCAAACTGTTAGGGCTACTTGATTACAGTAGGCTTGTTTAGAGGAGACTCTAGCGATTAATAGGGCATTACAATACGGATACCTAGTTTGATATACCATCAAGTATTTTATGAATCGTCTGCTACTTGCTAACGATTCTTTTTTCAATGTTTCGTTAGTAGGTAGCCAATTTTTCACCCAAGCCGTTTCCTAAATTTTCAACCCATCAAGCCAAAAACCAAAAGCAAAATCAAATAAAAACATCATAATAAAGCAAAAAAATAACCACTGATTATTCAGTGGTCTTATTATTGTCTTTTTTAACATGTTCAATAACATCTTCAATTTTGCAATTTAGAACTGTGCAAATATCATCAATTACTTTTAATGATACTAATTCATCTTTACTTATCTTAGCTATTGTTGCTGAAGAAACATTTATAAGCTTTTGTAGATCAGTCTTTGATATCTTTCTCTGATGTAATGTGGACATCAAGGGTGCATAAGAAATCATTCTCATTCTCCTTTTCTAAAGATTTCTTTACTATATTGTATCACATCTTTAAAAAGATTAAAAAAACTTTCGGAAATCCCTTGACGTTTTTGTTTAGTAAAGTATATACTATCTTTAGAAAGTTAAAGAAATATTCATAAATCAAAAGAAAGAAGGGTGTATATGTCAAACAGTCCAACAGCTTCACACATATACGAGTTATCTGACAATCCAACTTGTTACGCTGCTGTTGAATCCACCTATGTCAATCCAGTAGAAGGCAAAGGGGAAAAAGATGCTGTAAGTATTTACATGGGTCATGAAGATGTAAACGCTATTGATGCATTAATCAGCGTATCTACAATGGATGCAAGGAGTTTTGCTCAAGCAATTATTGCAGTATGTGATGAAATTGAGAAGGGAGAGTGAAATAATTGTTTATTTGGATGCTGATTTACAGTCTGTTCACGTTTTTAGTCGGATTATTCTTGGGGATGGATCGTTCAGGCCAGTTAAAAAACTAAATATTACATAATAGGGGGAAATGAAAATGAAATTCTTAAATGGATCAATTACGTTAAATGTCTCTGCTCTAATAAGTGAAATGTCTTCAGCGGATGTAAAGACTAAGCTACATCCTCAAACTCTTATCGGTGGCAAGCTCAAACTGGTTTTGGCAGATGGTCAGGAAATTACTTTAGATGTAAATGAATTTGAAAATGTGCAGCTTGATACCTTGTGCCCAGAAACAGGCTTACCAATTCTCAGTGACGATATAAATTATACTTTGTAACTCAACAGATTCTTAGGAGGTAAAATAATGTATTCAAAAGATCAATCAATACACAATTACAGCGATTCCCCTTTAAAGTTAATGAGAAAATATATTCTTGCAGTAGACTTCATCCTTCAGGGGGATCTTGAAGACCATTATTTGGACTACTTAAGTAATCTAGATGAAAAAGAATATGCAGGCTTCCAAGAAGAAATTTCAGAAATTATTGAAGAGTTTTCAATTTCAGATGAAGAAATAAAACAAGCAGCAGCTAGACTAATTAAATTATCAGTAGTTAGCTAATGGAGGAGTATAAATGAATAGCGTCTTAGAATTCCCTTGCTTGAAGCCCCAGGAGACCGATACAGAGGTTTTACAGCTTTTCGCAGCCGAATGTATTCAGGAGAACAAAGAATCAGTTATTCAAATGATTAACGCTTTAAAACAACCTGATGTAACTTATATCATTGAAACGATTACTTTTAAAATTATGAGCCTAGTATTGGCTGAAAAAAGCAAGGGAAGTATCGTGGAATACATTTCATCAGGTACTTATTATAAACTCACTCAGCTGCTCATTGAGGGCTTCCAATCAGATCCAGATATTATAAGCAGCATACCTAAGAGGGTTTAAATAAAAAATGATCTATTCATAAATGCGAGGTTTGGAGGCCAGTGCATTTATGAATAGATCATTATCTAATGTCGTTATTATATAGACTGAAATCAATTAAATCAATCATTTCAAATTGTAGAATCATTAAAAAAGTGGAAAATTGCTTATATTTTATTCAAATATTTACAGTATAATAAGGTTAAATTTGCAAAAAGCATAAAAAATTAAGATTTTTAAGAGGGGTATCGCATTGAATTACGAAAACTATATTGAAACCTTTGATGACTTGGTTAAATCCTTCCCGGAACTTTTTGAAAAATTAACTGGCAGCGACAGACTTAATTTCAGCACACTTACTAAAAGTACAATAGAAAGAGTATTTAACAAGAAAGATCCAATACATGGTATATATTTAATTAGTAACAAAAGTGACAACCCTTTGTATGTTGGAAGATCTAGAAATATGGCTGTACGAATTGGAGTTGACCATAGAGCAATACAAAAAGCTCAAGCGAATCTTACTTATAAAATTGCTAAAGAAAAGAATATCACTCCAGTTGAAGCAAGGTCTTTTATGTATGAAAACTTCTTTGTAAGAATGATTGAAATAGATAACGAATATGCTCGAACATTATTTGAGGTTTATGTAGCTATGAAATTACAGACCCCATATAACAGTTTTAGAGAGTCTTAATTTGATAAAAAAGTATGGACTAAAATTAAATAATTTAATACAATTAAGTATGACTATATAAATGCTAAATAGACGATCCATCTTTTGATGTCGTCTTAGTTTTTTATTCTCTTTTTAGCTTTGAGGATATATTTATCCAGTTTCCTTATGTTCAAAGTATATCATCGGTAAATGTAAAAAGCAATACTAAATTACCTATATAAGTACGATTATACCGTAATTCAACTAGTAAGATATAAAACACATTAAAATACTGATTTTATCGGGAATAAAAAAATATCCGACCACTCACTAAGGTGATCGGACTGAATATATATCTAGGGGGTCTAGATTAAAAGCTATACTGCATTTTGGCTAACTATAGTTTAACAAATTTTTGTTAAAGGGATATTTCAGAAAAAATACAAAATGATTAAGTTGAGAAAGGAGGTGGATCAAAAATGACATTAACTCGCAGTAATTTCTTTTATTGTTATAAAAAGCACGTATCTGACTGGTTAACTAGCCAAGGAGTTCCTTTTATACATATCGGCCAGGAACCTAAGTCAGGGAAAATTTATTCGTTGTATTTCATAAATGAGGAGCTTCAAACTGCTCTAGAGCAATACAAATTAAGCAAATAACATAATCCAAATAAAATCAAAATGAAACAATCGGAGGTAACTTAATGGAAGAAGAAAAAACTAAGAAGGTATTAAAGTACCGGGAAGCAGTCATTGCCAAATTCTTAAATTATCAAGAGGAAGAATCAAACGTCTTTATGCCTAATGAAATATTTAGTGATATTCAAAAGCCATTTAAAGAAATAGCAGCACAAAAAGTAAGAAATCGACCCCATAAATTTATCAAAGTTGAGACTTTAAAAGGGATAAGAAATAAAAGAGGACAGAATGAGGGTGCCAATTCCACACATATAGCTTTTGCTTACTCGTACTATTACTTCATCACCTGGCTATACAGATACGTTAAATACGGTCAATTCAAAATCAATGTAGAGGACATTAAGGAAATCCTCGGATATGCCAGAACTAGCGTAGAAGTTGATTACATAATAAAAAAGAATGGCATACTTGATCAGATAAACTACACTCAGACAACTACTGATTATCCAATTGCATGGGAAATGGATGATTTTAATGGGCTTGAATTTATGTTGTTAAGTGATGCAGAACCTGAGACAAGAACCCTTATGTATCGGGAAAAGGGTAGAAACTACAAAGTTAAGTATCCCGTTAAGCACTTTCATCGGTCTCTGGAAACTTATGAGAGTGGTGAAATGGATGGATTGTTTTTTGAACCGTATGATTTTGACGTTATTCCATTTGAAATCTTCCTGTTTTGCATGGGGAAAAAGGAGTTAGGAGTAAGAGGATTTTACCTTTATTGCTATATTAAGCGCATGAATGGCTTTTATGGAGGTGGTTATGATGCCTCATATGAGCGACTATCTGAAGAAACAGGCATCCCTAAAAGTACTTTAGAAGATGATATGAAGCTTGTTAGACAATACAGAATGGTGAACATTGTTGATCAAATGGATTACTTTGTTCATGGATTAAGTAAGGAAGAACGGAAGGCGACCAGTTATGTTGCAAACTCATATAAACTGTTTTCCGAGACAAAGATTCCAATCAAAACTATCGACAGGATGAGCCTGGTTGATTATAGGGCAATGCAGGAGTCAAAAAGAACAGCACCTACAGCAGAAGAAATAGATGATCAAATGTGGGGATTACCTTCAAATTTATGAAAATCTAAAACCTTGGATATTTAGTATACATAGTATATATACAGGTTATTTTGAAGTTTATTATTCATTAATATTCTATATATAAATTAATTAAATATTAAATTATATAGTAATAAATGATTCATCTATCTTTTAACTATACTAAATTTCATGGGTTTTAAAAAAATGCAAATTACGAACAATCAGATCACAAATCGAGTGGTCAATTTTTATTATCTTAAATCAGATGAAAAACGAACGAAATTACATAATTTAATTTAAATGTACGTGTTTTTAGAAATAATCTTACACATAGAGGAGAATGTTAAATGAAACAATCATTAAATCAAGTAAATGTTTATTCTGTAACAACTGATGTATTTTTTTCTAGAGAAGAAATGAAGTTGAAGGTATTAAAGGATAGGTTGCATGATCTGAAAAGGTTAAGTAAAGAAAAGAGTAGTATTCAAGTAGAAATTGCTTCGTTAAAAGATGACTCAATTATTGAAAATAACGAACATAAAAAGAACATAATGATTAATCAGATAGCATCCAAAGAAAGGCAGTTGGAATATCTGGCCTATTTAGAAGAAGAGGTATTCAAAGGTGAAAAGCCAACAAAAGCAGGACTCAAACGGGATTTAAAGGAAATGATTAAGCAACATGAAGATGTAAGAATACTCAATCCTTTAAGGTTGAATATTAGTCAAGTAATTTCCTTGTTTGAATCTCCACTTACTCGAAAATTAGAAATGGAAAAGAATAAGTTGTCAGAAAAAATTATTGTTGTTGAGGTATTCAATTATGAAATTTTCGATAGCATTCTTGATAAGGGATTCAAATTTAGGAACAAGGAGTTTGTCTATTGGTCATCATCAAGTGGTCAGATTCGTGACAAGAAAGCATTTTTCATCGAAAAAGAGGCTTGGAGTAATATTGAAAATTCCATTACTGCTGGGTTAACTGATGTTGATATTAATAATAATGGCGGTATGTCGGTTAATAAGTACCTCGCATATAAAGCGTTGGCTTCAAGTGCAAGTTATAAGTGGAAAAATTTCAATATTGATAAGTGCATCGTTGTGGATGATGTAGCAGTCTCTTTAGAAGGAAGAACAGTTGATTTCATTAGCAGAGAAACATTTGAGATTGAAAGGACGAACGAGAAGTCGATTGAATTAGAAATTACAGACGGAGCTGGGATGATGCTCCCGCAAGTGAGTGAAAAACTGTTTGGAATAGGTGTACATAAAAATATGCAATTTAGATTGCCTTGGATGAAGGGCTGCCTATCTGCTGTACCATTTTTAGATTATAAAGAGAATCCTGTTGTCACAGATATTTATGGTAAAGAGTGGAATTTAAAGGATTCGGGAATTGAGATCGTATTTTTCAAGTCCCAGTTTAAAATGTGGAAACATTTTATTAATAAGGATAACCCAAAGGAGAGTTGGAAGAAATACCAGGTTAACTTTAAGAAATACAATTGTGAAGCTTCATTTATGAATGTTGAAGAGGATAATATCCCTAATGCTAAAACCAATTATCAGTATCTGCAATCACTAGTTAATATCAGCGATAGTGATTTAATGGAAATAGCTGATTTAACTAATGAGGAATTGCAGAATTTAGGATCAGATGCAGATACAATGCTAAGGGTGTTAGGTGCTTCAGATGACAATGATAATAAAAATGAATTTCAACAAGCCCTGAATCTTTACCCTGCGTTACTAAATGATAAGAATACTAAGAAGAGCCTCAAGGATAAAAAGGAAAAGATTCTTGAGGAAGCGATGGCAGGTAAAGTTAATCTTGAAGGTAAGTATACATACGCTCTTCCTGATTGGTATGCAGTAATGGAGAATATTTTTGATGGTATTGATAATCCTAAAGGGTTACTTGGTAAAGCTGAAGTCTCATGCTCCCTGTATGGTGAGTCAAAGGTAGACTTATTAAGGAGTCCAGCTTTATCGTTTGAGCATGTTATCCGCCAAAACAGGCGGTCGGAAAAGATGACTAAATGGTATATCACAAAAGGAGTCCATGTCTCGGCAGACGATGCAGCAATATCAAAAATCCTAATGTGTGATTATGATGGCGATAAGCTTCTTATAAGTCCATCAAAAACCCTAATAAGAGTGGCGGAGGAGCATATCAAATTGTTAGATGTAGTCCCATTAGAGTATGAAATGGGCGTATCAGAACCAAAATTAATTAACAGTGCTAATATATTTGAGAGCCTTAAAGCAGCATTTAAAGCCAATATCGGAATCATCTCAAACAACCTAACGAAATTATATAATAAGGAGAACTTCGATGTTAAAAAAGATTACGAATTGGTCAAAAAATTGACCTCTTACAATAATCATGTGATTGATATGGCTAAAACTTTGGATGAGGTTAAGTTACCGAGCGAAGTTAAAGAGGAATGGAATTATTACTGCAAGGAAAAACTTCCCTACTTCTTTATTCAGGCAAAAGGTAAGCCGGAAAGCAAAGTAAACAAAAAAAACGATAAGGTTGTTAATCGACTTCAAGACTTCATCATCAACAGACGAATTACCTTTAAAAGCGTTGTTGAACAATTTGACTATAAGTATTTAATGTGGACTCCAAACATTAAAGAGAATGCATTTGTTATTGATGAAGAGACAGACAGCAAAATCATTGAGAAGTATACTGCACTGGACACCAACAAGAGATATTACATAAATGATGAAGCAGAAACTAAAGATGGAAAGAAACCATACATCTATACTCAAATTAGAGAGGAATTACTATCAATTCATCCAGAAGCGCAAGAGGTTTCAGATGTACTAGTTAGATTCCTTTTCGGTAAAAAGGACAGTGAGTACAAGAAGACGTTATTTGAATCATTTGGAGTAGAAGTTGTTGATGCTATTAGGAAGAATGTGCATTCAGAAATCAATTGTAGAGCATGTGGAGAGCTGATTCCAACACCTGAGCAAAGACAAATCAGGTGCGATAGTTGTCAGAAAGCGTACAGGAAGAGACTTGACGCAGAACGGAAAAGGAAGACTAGGAAAATATTAAAAGAAATGTCCGCATGAGTTTTTTTAGATAAATACAAATATGCCCATAAACCTTAGAGTCCCAAGGTATGTGGGCTTTTCTTTTTATTTGAGATAATGGTGTGTTAGGGGAGGCGAATACCAAGTCAATATATACAAGAATCGGCAGTGTACTCCCTCTTTATCTGCCATTTTTTATTTTTTTTATTAAAAAGATTAAACGATACCGTAATTTTAATTTAACATAAGAAAAATTGGGATTCAAGTAGTTTTTTGAATTTGCATAAATAATTTAGTTTGAAATGTACTGCCTTCTCCCCAGTACTGATTGAACTGAATTATTTTTGGAGATTCAAAGCAGGCATGTCGTGAGACACCCTTTCCATTAACTAAATCATAAGGGAGAAGTGAAATATGGGAAGAAGAAAATTAAAACCAAATAGAACTTTAATTGTTGGACAGCTAGTATATATTTATTTGCAAGGTGTTAATGCTCATGGGAGATATGCTTTAACGGATCTGAAGAGTTATCTAAAATTTAATCTTGGTCAATACATTTGGACTCATGACGGGAAAGGAATCTTAGGCGATCCGAACCGTCAAGGATATGCGGTTGCATGGGATAGTGAAAATAAGAAAAATATCAGTATGCATCGTTTGGTCTCAGGCAACAATTCCAGATTACATAGCGAGCATAAGAATGGGAATTCCCTTGATAATCGGTCAGATAATTTAAGGATAGCAACTGCAGATGAAAACAACAGGAATGTACCAGTAAGGAAAGATAATAAATTTGGCTATAAAAATGTTACTCAGCAAAATGGAAAGTATAGATGTTTTATTAAAGTTGATGGTACTAAGTATAATTTTGGAACTAACTACTCTAAGCCTGAGCAAGCTGCATTAGCTTATGATGAAGTTATGAAAAGGTTGTACCCTGAATTTACTATGTACAATAATGTTCCTTTAGATTTACTGACAAAAGATGAAATTGAGCAAGTATATAGGATTGTTGAGAAGCGTATTAAGCAAATAAATAGTAAGTACAAGTTATATATTCCTGAATCCTTTAATCGTTATACTGATGCAGTTAGGGGAGCTAGTATCTAATGGGGAAAAGGATTAAGTATAGTGTGGATCAGTCAGGTGTTGTACATATCATAAAGCAAGATGATAAGAAGGAAATACATAAATGATTAAGATTCTAGAATTGTTTGGGGGAATTGGAGCACCAAGGAAAGCATTAATTAATCTTGGTATTGATCACAAGGCTATTGATTATGTAGAGATTGATGAGAAGGCTGTTCGAGCTTATAACGCATTGTATGATAATAAACATAAGCCTCAAAGTGTAATCGGCTATAACCTTATGCCTGATATCTTAGTACATGGTTCTCCTTGTCAGGATTTTTCTCGTGCTGGTAAGCGTTTAGGTGGGAATGATGAAGATAAGACACGCAGCTCTCTGATGTGGGAAACTTTAAAAATCATTGAAAATCTGGGGTCATGGAAACCGAGGTTTGTAGTCTGGGAGAATGTAAAAGGTGTACTCGATAAAGACATGATACATTCATTTAATAAGTACTTAAATGAAATGAGTCGATTAGGTTACACAAATAGCTTTGAAGTGCTTAATGCAATGGATTTTGGCATACCTCAGAAACGAGAAAGAGTTTTTACAGTATCCATATTAGGCAAAGAAACATTTGATTTTTCTAAGTTGGAGAAGTTGCAAACCGGATCAATTAATGAGTTCTTGGAGAATAGCCCAGATGAAAAATACAATATAACTATTCCAAGTATGCTAAATAAAATTAAAGAATTAAATCCAATTGGAAATAGGAACTATAATCGTTTTTTAGATGTCATTGATACTCATTGTTGGACTATTTCAACAAGACAAGATAGGTGTCCAAATGCAGGGATTATTAAATTAAAGGATGGGCAGTATCGATATTTAACTGAACGTGAATGTTGGAGGCTAATGGGTTTTACTGATGATGATTTTGATGAGGTGCTAAAAGAGTATCCAGGTAGAAGAAATAATAAAAATTCTACCTTATACAAATTAGCTGGGAACAGTATTGTAGTAAATGTATTAGAGGCAATATTTAAAGTTTTATTAGAATTATATACATACCAGGTTAAAGATGGTGTTGCAGTAAATGTTGCTTATAAGGAAGATAAGAAGAAATAAATACATAAATTCATAAAAAAGAGGATGATGATTACACATCCTCTCCTTGATAATACTCTAACTATCTACTCATCTTACTAAGTAAATCAGCATCTATAAGGTTCTTTATAGTGTAAACATCCGAACTTTCACAGTATGCTGCAAGAGCATAATACTTTGCGAATACTCCTTCTACTTCTTCTTCAGGTATTCCATAATTTCTTAAGTGAAGATTTGTTAATTCCATTGCCACATCAAACTTATTTCTTTGTATCGGAGTAGGTTTAACTTTAACTGTTTCAGCCATTTGTTTCACCTCACTTTCTACTAAATTATAACATTAAATTACATAATAGGCGCATAATAATGGTAATTGTGAGAGGAATTCCCTTTAAGTATGTCGAATTGAGTAGGTAGAAAGGAGGGTCATTCTTATGGCGTGGAGAGAAGATTTTTATAATAAAGTAAGAAAAGAAAAACTTGGGCAATCAATGAAAACATATGAGGATGTAATTAATTTTATCAAAAATGAGTTTACTAAATTAGCAGAACCCATTAAATCAGATACTTCAATTGATGAAACTAAGGGTTACTACACCTTCAGTGTTTTGGATAAAAATCTTGAAATCAATAATGAACGTAATAAAATCATTTTTTATAAAAATATTATTGACCCAGAAGGAAGAGATGCAGCTTTAAAATTTAATGAGTTCTCTTTGGTTGACGGTATTTACTGTGTGATGATTGATAATCATCCTGTAAAGATTGATGAAACCATTATTGATAGTATTTTTAAGAAAGCATTTTATTTACAAGGTTAATAATACTAAGGCATCCTTTCGAGGGTGCTTTTTAATGCATAAGAAAAAGCCCATATTTCAGGGCTTCCTTCTCGCCGGAATGAAGAAGACAAATATAGGCACGGCATTTACCTTTATAGTCAATAACTCCATTCCAACTTCCATAATCATATTAAGCATTATGTCATACCCCCAAATTTAAAGTCGCCATGAAGGCGCTAGGCAGCCACCTCATGTTTTAAATTGGGATTAGTTAAATAGTATCATATTTTCCAATTGTCGAAAACTATTAGTTTCTAATTACTTCCAAAGAACAAATGTTTGTGATAGGTTTGTACTAAGGGAGAGTGATTAAAGTGAAATTGATAACAAAATTCAAAGATGGAGCAACAGTTACGCTTGATGGATGGAATGTAGATAGTTCTCATAAAGGGGATTTACTTCAATATATTAAAGATTCAAAGAAAAAAAATGTCCCGATATTGGTTACTGATGATAAAGGTGAACAATATGAGCGAACATGGGATGATGTATACTCTATAGAAATAATACTTGACTAAATGCTAGGCACCTGAATTAAGGGTGTCTTTTTTATTGCCTAAATTTAAGGAGAGATGAGAAGGTGATGTTAACAATGGTGTTATTTGCGAGTGCTGCTGGCTGTATATACCTTTTTAATAAGGGTGAGAAGAAATGCAGGCATTAATTGAGGATACTCAGGTGTTAGTGAGTCAGTCTGAAGATAGGTTAAAGAAGATCCAGGAATTAAAACAAAAAGAGTTGAGATTGCTTGAAGAGATGAAGGAGTTATTGAAGGAGAGATAGGAATGAGGAAAGATGATTTAGCAAGAAAGTTATTTGGTGATAAGGATTATTTCACACATTCATTTACAAACAAAGTAAAAGAATTAGAGAATCAGCTACATGTACATGATGATAATCATTTGTTCGGATGGTACTCGGATATTATTGTAGGGTATTTAGAACATCTTGAAAAATGTATAGTTGCCATGAAGGAAAAGGCTGCTAAGATTAATCAGAAGAGTAATGATGAGTGGGAAGAAGATGATTATGTAAAGGTTATAAATGATTGTGGGGAAGTACATAGGGTGTATTGTAAGAATGCTAAAGAGCTGTAGTTACTGTGGAAGAATCCATGGTATTAAGCATCAATGTTCCAGTAAGCCTACACGTAATAACAAAGTGTCAAAGGCGGATAGGTTTCGATCCACATCCAGTTGGCAGCGTAAAAGGAAACAGGTAAGAGAAGATAGGGATCTGCATATGTGCCAGGTTTGTATTAGAGAATTGTATGATACCCAGATCAAGTATAACTATGAGAATATACAAGTCCATCATATCATTCCGTTAAATGATCCTGAAGGATGGGACAAGAGGCTTGATGAGAACTATCTTATTAGTCTTTGTTATTACCATCATTGCTTGGCTGAAGATGGAGAGATACCAAGGGAAGAGTTGCTGCAGGTAGTTAAGGAACAAGAGGAGAAAAATTCTTATTAAAATATCCCCCCTACTTTGAGTTTGAGAAAAAATAAAAAGTTCCCACACCGACCGGTCCCCTACGGTCATAAAATCTTCCGAAATGGGCTATTTTGGGATGATAAGAATCTTATAGAAAGGCAGGTGATTTATGTGGCAAGAGCATCTAAACCAGTGGATTTACAAAGTGCACATTTGTCAAAAGAGGAATACACAAAAAGAAAGCAAGCTGAACAAAAATTGAAAGGTAATGATGGCTTAGTCTATAAACCACCAAAACACCTTTCTAATGATGAAAAGAAGTTATATCGTTTCTTAGTTAAAGAGCTTAAGGAAAGTAATATATTAAACAACTTGGACATTACAATCTTAGAAACCACAGTGGATGCAATTATAAAGATGCAGGAATGTAAGCAGTTATTAGACGAGCATGGTTTAGTTATTACAAAAACAGATGGAACATTAGTAAGAAATCCGGCAAGCATAATTTATAAAGATTATAATGTCATTTTCAATAAGTGTTGTATGGAATTGGGTCTTTCTCCTTCATCTAGGTCAAAATTAGCTGTACTTAATGTTAAGAACGAACAAGACAATCAAGATCCACTTCTCCAAGTGTTAAATGGTGATGTAAATGGATAGCATCAAGGAAAGTAAAGCTTATAAATATTGCAAATGGTGCCTTGAAGAAGACAATGATTATGTTGGAATTTATGTAAAGAAGCAAGCTGAACAATGGTTAGAAATAGCAGATGGAAATAATGGAGAAGCATGCATAGATGAAGAGATGTATAAAAAGGTTTGCGGAATCCTGAAGTTAATGGTTCATCCTGATTTAGGATGTTCAATTTATGAAGGGATGGAGCGTTACCAGTGGTTCTTTGTAACAGCCACTCTTTGTACTATTAATAAAGCTGATAACTCTCGCTATTTTGAGTCTAGCCTTCTCGAAATCAGCAGAAAGAATTACAAAACTTTTGGGAGTGCTATTGTTTTTATTGTAGGTATGCTGCTTGAACCTAAATTCTCAAGATTCTATTCTGTTGCACCAGATTACAAATTGTCTTCTGAGTTAAAAGTAGCCGTAAAAAAAATTATTAAGTCTAGTCCAGCACTGGAAAACCGATTTAAAATTAAGCGTGACATGATTGAATGTAAGCTCACAGACATTGAATATACACCATTAGCATACAGCAATGATAAGATGGATGGAAAGCTTGCAAACATCTTTTTGGCAGATGAGGCGGGGGTTCTCGACGATTACCCAATTGAAGCAATGAGAAGCTCCCAGATTACACTAAAAGATAAGCTTGGTATCATAATTAGTACGCAATATCCAAATGACAACAATGTTATGATAACTGAAATTGATTATGCTAAACGGGTATTAGATGGATTAGTTGAAAATAAAAGATATTTTAGTTTGTTATACGAGCCTGATGAAAATATCAAAAAGCAATGGGAAACGAATGATTTGGTAATTTATCAATCTAATCCAGTTGCAGTAGATAATGAAAAAGTCTTTAAAGCCATTGTCGATAAGCGGACGATGGCTATTTTATATGAGTCAAAACGTGAAAATTATCTATGTAAACATAACAATATTAAGTACAAGGGATTAGGGGCCGATGGGTATGTCTCGAGTGATCAAATCAAAGCGTGTAAAGCTGACCAGGAATGGGATTGGAATGGTAAAGATGTTTACATAGGTGCAGACGGTGCTGAGAGTTTCGATAATTCATCAATTTGTATGCTTGGATATGATGAAGAAACAGGAGTAGTTCACTCAAAAACATGGTGTTTTATTCAAGAGGATTACATAGAAGAGAAAAGCAAAAGGGAAAGATTTAATTATCAAAAGTCAATTGAAGCTGGAAACACTATTGTATGCGGAGATACCGTACTTGACTATGCTCACTTTGAGCAATTTGTTGTCGATTTGCAGTATGAATATGGTGTAAATATTGTTGGTATAGGATTTGACATTAGAAATCTTAGAAACTCTGCTCAGAAATGGGAAAGAGACCATGATTTATTACCAATTGAAGTCAAACAACATAGCACTGTTTTGCATCCAACAATTAAATGGCTCAAAGAATTGATATTGGAACAAAAATTCTCATACTATAATAACTTGGTTTATGAAAATAATTTTACCAACTGTAGAATCACTGAAGATACAAATTTAAACAAGTACATAAATAAAAAAGTAAGTGTTAAGACAGCAGGAAAGGTTGATATGGTATTTGCTACTATAAATGCATTATATCTGCTTCAGCAAGATGTAATATTCAATTCTGGTGGAGGATGGACTGCACAAGTAATTTAGAAGGGGGGTGTGATAATGGGATTAATTCAACAATGGAAAGAGTTTAGGCAATTTCAGAATGAAGAAAAAAGTATGACTTTAGAAGACATTTTACTACAAGCTGGTATCAGTACTGAAACAGTAACAAAAGATCAAGCTTTAAATATTCCTGCTGTAAGTGCTGCAGTTGGGCTTATATCTGACACAGTAGCTTCTTTGCCAATCCTTCTTTATAAAGAAGAAAATGGGAAAGTCACTGAAGTGAAAGATGATCGTGTATCACTGTTAAACGATGATACAAAGGATTCTTTGGATGGTTTTCAATTTAAGAAAGCGCTAGTGGAAGATTATTTATTAGATGGTGCTGGATATGCATACATAAACCGGGAAAGAAACAAGATTAAAAGTTTGCACTATGTTTCATATAACAATGTTTCTGTAAATATTAATGCTGATCCTATCTTTAAAAGTTATGACATTTTAGTTAATGGTACAACTTATAGTGATTACGAATTTATCAAACTAACTAGAAAAACTAAAGATGGTGTAACTGGTAAAGGAGTAATCCAAGAAAATAATAAAATGCTTTCTGTGGCGTAGAACTCTCTTGTATTTGAAGATATTCTTGTGCGCACGGGGGGCAATAAAAAGGGATTAATTACTTCTGAAAATAAATTAGATGCTGAAGCAATTACAGCGTTAAAAGAAGCTTGGAAAAACCTTTACAAGAATAATTCTGAAAACGTTGTTATTTTGAATAAAGGGCTGAGTTTTCAAGAGGCATCTAATACCTCTGTTGAAATGGAACTTAACTCAAATAAGAAAACTAATTCAATAGAAGTTTGTAAAATGTTTAAAGTCCCTCCTTCCTTATTTGAAGGTACTGCGACAGATGAAGTTCACGAGAGTTTTATTAAGATATGTATTAATCCGATACTGAAAGCTATAGAAACAGCGGTAAACAAAGACCTATTACTCCCGAGCGAGAAAGGGTCTTTTTATTTTGCAGTTGATACCAATGAAATCCTCAAGGGCAATATTCTGAAGCGATATCAGGCTTATAGTGAGGCTGTCAAAGCAGGCTGGATTAGTAAAAATGAAATCAGATACAGAGAAGATTATGAAGCTATCGAGGGCTTGGATATTGTAACAATGAGCTTGGGTGAAGTTATTTATGATACTAACTCCAAGAAATACTTTACTCCAAATATGGATAGCGTTACAAATTCAGGAATGACTAAAGAGGCATTGAAGGGGGGTGGAAATATTGAGAATTGAGATAAGAGGAGATCAGGTTTTACTTGATGGCTATGTAAATGCAGTGGGTAGAGAAAGTAGGATTTTACCTTCTCCAAATGGGCGATTCAAGGAGCAAATTGTTCCTAAGACATTTGAAAAAGCACTTATTAAATCTGAAAATGTTGACTTGCTTTTTAATCATGAAAAGGACAAGAAACTTGGCTCCATTAAGGATGGGAATCTTGAATTACGTGAAGATTCTATCGGGTTACGTGCTATTGCAACTGTAACTGACGAAGAAGTAATACAAAAAGCTAAAGATGGTAAATTAAGAGGTTGGTCATTTGGATTTATTGCAAATAAAGACAAGTGGGAAGATGGTTCAGACGGTATCCAAAAAAGATTTATTGAAGATCTTGACCTCTTGGAAGTGTCTATTTTAGATAAAACTCCTGCATATATTGCAACCTCCATTGAGGCCAGAGGAGAAGATTCATACATAACTGAGCAAAGAAATGAAGAGTTTACTGCAAATATTGAAGATAATTCTGGAAAGCAAAAAGAAAAACGTGAGGAAAGTCAAGTTGACTACTCAAATTATGAAAATGAAATTGAATTCCTAAAATTGAAAGGTGGAAAATAATATTATGAAAAAATTAGTTAAAAAAGTAGAAACTAGATCTATGCCAACACTTGTTGAGCAACGTAATAATTTACTTGACGAAATGGAAGGGCTACTAAGCAAAACAAAGGCTGAAACACGATCTTTTACAGATGAAGAAAGTAATCGTTTTGATGAAATTAAAAAGGAAATCGGTAAAATTGATAAAACTTTGGCAGCTGAAGAAGAGTCACGTTCTTTTGAAAAGAAAAAGGTTACTGGCAAAGAAGAGCAACGTGCTTTAGATGAAAAGAATTTCCTTAAATTCGTTAAAGGTGAAGAACGTGCATTAGATGTTGGTCAAAATGGTGGAATTATTCCAGATCACATTGCAAATCGTATTATCGATAAAGTAAAAGAACTATCTCCGATTGTACGGATGGCAAACACATTCTATGTTGGTGGAAATTTAGTATTCCCACTGTATGATGAAGGAACTTCATCTATTTCAGCTGCCTATGTTGAAGATATGCAGGAGCTGACTGAAGGAACTGGCAAATTTACGACTGTTAAACTAGAAAACTTTATTATTGGGTCTCTTGCTAAAATTTCAAAATCACTGATGAATCGCTCTGATGTGGACTTACTACCATTTGTTATTAACAAGGTGGCTGAAGCTATCGCTAACTTCCTTGAAAAAGAATATCTTGTGGGTACTACAGGTAAGATTGGTGGTCTTCTTGGAACAGCAACACAAGAAATCAATGCTCCAAGTGCCACTGCATTAACTGCTGATGAATTTATTGATTTGCAAATGGAAGTTCCAGAAGTATTCCAAGCTGGCGCTATTTGGATTATGAATAAGAAAACGTTCAAGGCAGTTCGCAAATTGAAAAATGCTGATGGTGAATATCTGCTAAATAAGAATGTTAACAATGGTTTCGGTTGGGAATTACTCGATAAACCTGTTTATGTTTCTGAATCCATGCCAGAAATTGCAGCAAGTGAAAAAGTTGTTGTATATGGCGACATGACAGGACTATATGCAAAACTTGCACAAAATGTTGAGATTCAAGTACTTGTTGAAAAATTCGCAACGCAACATGCTTTAGGTGTAGTGGGTTATGTTGAAGCTGATGCGAAGGTTGTTGAACAACAGAAGATTGCTGTATTAAAAATGGCTGCAGTTTAATAATTAAAGGTGGGGATTCCCACCTTTCTTTTTAATTTAGGGGGTGACATGTTGAAAGTTAAAGCATTAGTTAGTTTTTCTGGAATTGTCACCATGGTTAAAGGTGAAGAGAAAGAAATTACTAATAAAGAAGTCTATGGGGACTTGTTGCGAGCCAAATATGTGGAAGAAGTAAAGGTAACCAAGCGGAAGGTGAAAGAATAATGAAAATTAGCGAAATCACCATTCAAGACTTAAAGGAGTATGCTCATGAATTAAATGATGATCCTGAAATAAACCGAACTTTTACAAATATTTTAATGGCTTGTAAGGCATATATCAAAGGTTATACAGGCTTAACATTAGAGCAGATGGACAATAAAGAGGATTTGACTATGGTGCTAATGGTTCTTGCTAATGAATTGTATGAGAACAGATCTTACACAGTTCAAAATGATAAAGTGAACACCGTAATTAAATCGATTTTAGACATGTATTCCGTCAATCTATTATGAAGGAGTGATGTTTAATGAATCCAGGTCAATACAAGCACCGTATAACCTTTCAACAATTCATTGAGAGTGAAACTGAGAATGGTTTTCCTGTTGAAGGCTGGGAAGACATAATAACGGTTTATGCAGCGATTAGAACCTTGAAAGGGAATGAATTCTATGAAGCTGCAACAACTCAAAACGAAAATAATTCAAGGTTTATTATTCGTTACCGTAAAGGAATTTCTCCTGATATGCAAATTCAGATGAGGGATGGAAGAACTTTTGAGATCATCTCCCTAATCAACGATAACGAAGAAAATAAAACCCTTACTATCCATGCGAGGGAAGTGAAGTAAATGCTTAATTTAACAGGAATGGATCAATTATTGAGACAAATTGAACAAATGGGCAATAAAGTTGAAGGTGAAGTGGAAAAGAAGGCTCTCAAAGAAGGAGCGGAACACCTTAGAAATAAGATGGAAGAGAATGCGCCAAGGGGGAAAACAGGGAATCTTGCTTCTGAGATTGTTGTTGGAGATATCGAGAATGGTAGTGTGGAAATTGGTGGAGATCAGCAAGGAAAGGCTTTTTACGGACATTTCCAAGAATTTGGTACTAGTCGTCAAAAAGCCCAACCTTTTATGGCACCCACACTTGAAAACGAAAGCCAAACCACTCAAGACAAAATGGCAACTGTTATTAAAAGGGAATTAGGATTATGAGTTTAAATTCCTTGATAATTAATACATTAAAGCCTTTAGGAGTACCTGTTAAGTTTCAGACTCTTACTGAAAAAGAGAAACTAGCCGATCCTTCTTCTTATATTACCTTTTTCGAATACAATCAAAGGTCCGCCTTAGATTCTGATGATGAAGAAATGTTAACAAGACATTTTGTACAAGTAGATATTTGGTCAAAAGTTGACTATACAGATTTAGTAAAACAAGTAAAAGAAAATTTAAAACAGGTTGGTTTCTCAAGAAATTTTGAAACTGAACTTTACGAAACGGACACCAAAATATTTCACAAGGTGATCCGTTTCAACTACATAACTAGGAGGAGTTAATATGCCAGTAATTGGTTTAAGAGATTTTCACGCAGCAACAGTAAATGAAGATGGGACATATGGTGTTCCTAAGAAACTAGCACCAGCTATTTCTGCTACAATTACCCCAAATTTTCAAATCACAACTCTTTATGGAGATGATCAAGCTGTAGCAGTTGCAGAAGCATTGGGAGATATTGATGTAGAAATAAACCCGTCAGATCTGTCTATTGATGATTATGCTTTTCTATTGGGAAAAACAAAAAATACAGATGGAGTTATTGAAGATTCAGCCGATGATGTTGCTCCTTATGTGGCTTTAGGATTTAGGCTTCCAAAAGAAAATGGAGCGTTTAAATACTATTGGTACTATAAGGGGAAATTCCAGCCACCTGCTAGCCAGGCTGCTACAAAAGGTGAAAGTGTGGAATTCCAGACACCAACAATTTCAGGAAAGTTTGTTGCGCGTGAGGATAAAAAGTGGAGAGCTCACATGGAATCTGATGATACTAGTGCAAATCAGTCTGTTGTTGATGGTTGGTTTGATGCCGTTTATGCACCAACACCAGTAACACCTTAAGAAAATTTATCAAATTGAAGGTTAGTCATAAATTGACTGCCCTATTTTATTTGGAGGGAAAAATAAATGCAAATTAAATTATATCTAAACGAAGAAGAAAAAACCTTTACAGTCCCATTTATAAAAGGAAGAATGCTCAGAGAGGCTTTAAAAATGAACAAAGCTTTAGGTGAGAAAGATAGTTTAGATGATGAAACCTTAGATGAACTTGTTCAATTTGTTTGTGGAGTATTTAATAATCAATTTACTCCCGATGATGTTTTTGACGGTCTGCCTATTGATGGTATATTCATCAAACTTCAAGGGGTTCTTACTGATGTAATTAATAAGGCATTAAGTGGGCTTCAAGGGGAAAGCAATGGTGAATCAAACCCAAAAAACGTTTAGATCCTTATGAACAAATTAAGAAGATATATAAAGATTTAATGAAACAAGGTTATAAATTACATGAAATCGATGAAATGGATATCGGTTTTTATTTTGAATTGTTTTCAGAACCAAAAGAAGAAAAAGTTGTTTACGCAGAGCAAGTTCCGTGGCTGTAGGAGGTGGAAGAAATGGCGACAGTCGGAAATTTAAATATTAACCTATCATTAACCTCTGCGGAATTTAAAAGAGGTATTCAAGATGTAAATAGGCAACTAAAAATTGCCCAATCAGAATTTAAACTAGCTGGGGCTGGTGTACAAGGATTTGGTAAAACATTAGATGGGATGAGACAAAAATCTCGTTATCTAGATCAAACTCTGCAATTACAGCATTCTAAAGTTGACCAATTAAGGAGAAGATATGAGCAGTTAAAAGCAACTAAAGGTGAAGATGATGCAGCAACTCAGCGTATGTTAGTTGCCTATAATAATGCTCAAGCAGCAATGAACAGAACAGAAGCTGATTTGAGACGACTTAATGACCAAATAAGATTGCAGTCAAGCGCATGGCATCAGATGGGTGAAAGGCTTACCACAGCAGGTCAATCCATGAAAAATGTGGGTCAATCCATGAAAAATGTGGGCTCCCAACTATCCATGACTGTAACGGCTCCAATAGTTGGTGTAGGTGTCGCAGCTGTTAAAGCTGGAGCGGATTTTGAAGAGGGAATGGATAAAGTAGCGGCTATTTCTGGTTCAACAGGTGAAGACTTTAATAAGTTAAGAGATTTAGCTAAGAAACTAGGTGCAGAAACTAAATTCTCTGCTACAGAAGCAGCGGACGGTATGCAATTCCTAGCAATGGCTGGCTTCAAGACAAATGACATTTTAAAAGCAATGCCTGGTATGTTAGACCTTGCCGCAGCAGGTGCTTTGGAATTAGGTGCTGCAGCTGACATAACATCCAATATTATGAGTGGTTTCGGAATCGCAGCAGAGCAATCTGGACATGTTTCTGATGTATTAGCAAAGGCAGCCTCTAACGCAAATACTGACGTCACTCAAATGGGTGAAGCGATGAAGTATCTTGCTCCAGCAGCTAAAGTATTAGGTTGGTCAGTTGAAGAATCTGCTGCAGCTGTAATGGCATTTGGTGATGCTGGTATTCAAGGTACCCTTGCAGGTCAAGCATTTGCAACATCTTTAACAAGATTAGCAAAGAATCCAACTAAGAAAATGAAACAAGCCTTAGATGACTTGAATTTTAGTTTCTTTGATGCTCAAGGATCAATGAAGAGTATGCCGGATATTATTGCTGGTATGGAACAAGGTATGCAGGGGTGGACCGATAAACAAAAAGCAGCAACTATTACAACTATTTTCGGTGCAGAAGCATTTAAACATTGGGCTGTATTACTAGACAAAGGTTCCACTGCTTTAGATGAGAATACAAAAATGCTTGAAACTGCTGATGGTGCTGCAAAAGAAATGGCTAAAACAATGAGTGATAATGCAAAGGGTGATATTAAAACTCTCATGTCTGCCCTTGAAGGTCTAGCTATACAATTGTCAGACATACTTCTCCCGATTCTTAGTGATGGAACAAAAAAGCTAACAGAATTAACAAGAAAGTTTGCCTCTTTATCTCCTGAGACACAAAAGACAATACTTGCTATTGCAGGTATTGCTGCGGCTATTGGCCCCGTTTTAGTTGTTACGGGTGCACTTGTCAGTTCACTTGGAGCTATCATGACTGCTGCAGGAACAGTATCAGGTGCCATTGCGGTAGCTACCACAGGTGTGGCTGCAGCAACTCCTGCTATTGGAGCATTAGCAACAGCTTTTACTGTATTAACAGGTCCGATTGGTTTAACAGTAGCGGCATTAGCAGCGGTTACAGCAGGCGGAATTGCATTGTATAAACACTTACAGAAGGATGCTATTCCAGAGGTAAATAGATATGGTGATGAAGTTTCAAAGAGCACTAAAAAAGCATTGGATGGTTATTTTAACTTATCTGACAATGCTTCTCAAAAAGTTAAGGAATTATCTTTAACTCAACAGAAAGTAACTGTTGAAACAAAAGATGCCCTTGTGAATACATACTCCAAAATGAATGATCAAATCCTTGCAAAAATGGATGAAAGACATACAAAGGAATTAGAGAAGAGTAGAGAGTTCTTTACAAAGTCTAATGTCCTTACTCAGGAAGAAGAAGAGAAGATTCTTAAAGACAGAGAAATGCGTAATCAAGCAGAAATTGCTGGTCAAGAATATAAGGAATTACGTATCAAAGAAATTCTTGAAAGGGCTTCTGCAGAAAAACGTGCATTAACTGAAAGTGAAAAGACGGAGATTAATAGCCTCCAGCAACAAATGAATGTAAATGCAGTTCAGTATCTTTCTAAGAATGAATTAGAAGCAAAAGTAATTATGGAAAGAATGAAACAGTCTGCTGGAGATTTATCTGCTCAACAGGCAGCAGAAGTAGTAGCTAATTCTAATAAACAAAAAGATGAGGCTGTGAAAGCTGCTGAGAAACAGTATGAAGATACCATTGCAGAAATTATTAAAATGCGTGATGAAACTGGTGAAATTACAGCTGAACAGGCAGATAGGATGATCAAAGAAGCAGAACGTCAGAAAAACGTTACTGTTGGTCGTGCAGAAGAAACACATCAAGAGGTTGTAACAGCTGCAAAAGCACAAGCTGGTGAACACATAAATACTGTCAATTGGGAAACTGGAGAAATCCTTTCCAAGTGGGATGTTTTTAAGAATAAGACTGTAACAACTATGAACTTAATGTACCAAGGTGGAAAGAAAATCTGGCAAAGTATGGTGAAGGATATTGTCAACAAAGCTGAAAATATCAAGTCTAACTCTTTAACTGCGTTCGAAAATTTAAAGACCAATGCAGGTAGAAAGTTTAATGAAACAAAGGATATAATGCTTAAACCTGTAAAGGAAGCAAAGGAAAAGATTGCTGGATTGATTTCAGAAATTGAAGGGTTTTTCTCTAATCTAAAATTGAAAATTCCTAAACCTTCTTTGCCTGAGTTACCTAAGTTTTCATTATCTACAGACTCAAAAACTATCATGGGAAAAACTGTTAGTTATCCGACAGGTTTTGATGTTAAATGGAATGCTAAAGGTGCTTTATTTACGAAACCGACCATATTTAATACTCCTATGGGACTTCAAGGTTTCGGAGAGGCGGGACCAGAGGCGGCTCTTCCTTTAACAGATAAAGTATTAGGCGCAATAGGTTCATCAATCGCCCAAACAATGACCGGAGGAGACACCTATGTAACTGTTAACGCCCAAAAAGCAGTAATGGACGAAAAAGAATTGATGAGAACTATGCAAAGATTAGAGGTGCTATATGGCTGACAAACTATATTGGATCGATGCCAATGGCACCGATCATTTATTAAGTTTTGGTAGGAATTTTAATGTGCTAAACGGTGTGAACGGGAGGTTTATGCCTCCTGTTAGCATTGTAGAAGACGAAGTTCCTTTTCACGTTGGAACAAGAAAAAGAAATGTTAAAATCGGTCCTCGTGATGTGGACATTCCACTTCTTATACATGCTCAATCAGAAATTGAGTTAAGGAATATTGTACGTAATACACTAAAAATGATTAATCCTTTTAAAGAAGGAAAACTAAAATCGGTTGCTGAAGATGGAAGTCAAAGAGAATTGAACTGTCAATACGCTGGGGGTATGGAAGGTTCTGAGAATCGGGACAACAAAGGTTTTTGGTGGCAGAAGGCAATATTAGTCTTTCACGCCTTTGACCCCTTTTGGTACGATACAGCGACTCAAGTAAAAACTTTTACTTCAGGTGAACCAGTTCCATTTTTCCCACTCTTCCCATTAAGGTTAAACTCATCAAATGTTTTTGCAGATACAACTATCGATAATCAAGGTGATGTAGATACATTTCCTGAATGGATTATTAAAGGTCCCGGTGAGAATATTGTGCTTCGAAATCTCACATCGGGAGAATCAATGATTCTGAATGTTTCTCTTGGAATTGGTGAAAGCATAACAATTAATACAAAACCTTTTCATAAATCCGTTACGAAAAACAATGGAACCAACCTGTTCTACACTCTATCGGATGAATCATCTTTATGGGCATTGCAGGAAGGGAAAAATGCCATTCGTTTAGAATTGTCCGGTGCTACTGAGGAATCAAGTATCCAACTATCCTATCGTAATCGTTATTGGGGGGCTTGATAATGTATCACTTATTTGTTAGAGATGCTAATTTTAATCGTGTTGAACCTATAGAGGATTTTACAAGTCTTGAGATAATACAACGATTTAATTCAGTAGGATCATGGATGCTTGAAATGTCTACTGACTCAAAAGCAGCGAAAGAAATCATTAAGCCTAAATCCGGTATTGTAGTGGTTCGAGATGGTAAAACCATATTGAGCGGTACTGTGACAAGCAGAAAAAGGGTCTGGAATTCCAATAATGATAGGTTAACAATAGTTGGTGCTGATGATAATGTTTGGCTAAATCGGAGAATTGTATATCCTGAAATAGCTGGTGATTTTTCTTTAAATTCTTATGATATACGAAAAGGAAATGCTGAAACAGTCATGAAACAGTTCGTTGATGTGAATGCTGGATCTACAGCTCTACCTGAAAGAAAAATACTGTCAACCGAGATAAACAGAGGTATAGGAAAACAAGTTACTGGAAAAGGGCGTTTCAACAATCTATTAGATTTTCTACAAGCTCTTGCGCTTGCTGGAGGAGATATAGGATTTAAAGTAGTACAAGTGAATAAGCAGCTTGAATTTCAAGTGTATCAGCCAGCAGACAAAACAAAGTCTGCTTTTTTTAGTCCCCTTTTAGGCAATTTAATGAGCTTTGAATATACCCATGATAATCCTGAAACCAATTACACAATAGTTGGTGGTGGCGGAGAAGGTGCTGACCGTATCATCAAGCAGCGCGGCGATTCCAGCAGCATTGCAGAATACGGGCGAATGGAATCATTTATTGACCAGCGGAACACCACAGAGTTAGATGAACTTGAACAATCTATCACGGAAGAACTTGCAGAGAAGGCGCATAAAACAAGTTTAAGTATATCCCCAATTGATACTGATATGTTGGCATTTGGGCGTGATTATAACCTTGGTGACAAAGTTTCGGTAGTCCTCACACAGCCAAATGAGGTCGTAACAATAGAAACTCTTAACTATTTCTTATCTGCTTATCAATCGGCATCTATAGATATTGAAAGGGTACGGAAAGTACAGGAGAAATTACAAGTCTTACAGGATGTTGTGAGAGAAATTAAAATAACCATTACTCCTGAAGGTGAATCAATATCTCCTATGGTAGGTACTCCTGATTCAACAGGAAATAGTATTCTTGGAATCTTTAAGAAAATGAATAAATTTAACAAGCGAATTAGTAATTTGGAAAGAAGGTGATTGAATGAGTCAAATATCATATCCATTTGATAATACAACAGGTGTTGGAGAAGCAGAATGGACAGAAATGGCTCAGCATTTTGTTGATACGGGTATCATGCCAAAGATGCTAAAAGAATTAAAAGTATTTGCTGATTCTTCAGGTATGCAGGTGAAAGTGAATAGCGGAGTCGCTTTCATTAAGGGAAATTATTATAAATCAGATGCTGAGGAAGTACTGCCAATAGGAGCTTCTGATGGGAGTAATCCAAGGATTGATCGAGTAGTTATTCGGGTTGATTGGATTGAAAATGAAACAAGATTGCACATTCTACAAGGGTCTCCAGCCGTTACTCCTGTAGCACCTGGATTGACACAAAATACAGGAAGATGGGAAATATCACTTGCTCAAATCCGTGTGGACGCAGGTGTTTTAACCATTGCTGCAGATAAGGTCACAGACGAAAGGTATATGGTTGAAAAATTTGAGAACCGTTTAGTTGGTAGCGCTGTGATTACATCCCCAGGAGTAAGAAGTGTGCAATTCGGCAATTTGCCAGATTACATTAATGAGTACCGTTTAATTGGGTCTTTTCGTAATTCCGCAGCTGTCCCTGCCGATCTTAGACTATTCTTAAATACAAGTTCATCAGTCAATATGGCAGGCCAACGTCAAGATCAATATAACGAGACAATAACTGGCGCTGGAAATGTAGCAGCAAACGCAGCATCTCTCCCTGCCACTTCTTATGCATGCTACATAGATGCTTCCATTGTTTATGACAAGAGAAGTTTAGTACCGTTTATTCATGCGACAATTCTGGATGGATATAATCGGACATGGAAATATACAGGTCGAGGTACTAATAGTTTAAAACACCTTGAATCTTTACGGATCTTATTATTTGACCAAGACTTCCCAACCGGAAGCTGGTTTAATCTATACAGAGTGTAGGTGATATCGTGAAAACTTTACAAGTTGATGTGAGTAATAAAACTATTGAAATTAAAGACGAAGTGATTCAAGGCGAGCCTTCTGTCTCAAATCCACCTGTATCTGAACTGGAAGCAATAAAAAAGCAGCAAGCTGATTTAGTCTTAGAACTAATGAAGAAAGGGGTTCTGTGAATGGACTGGTACAGTTTTGCACTAAGTGATTGGGAAGTATATGGAGACCCATCACGCATTGCAATCTATGTTCAATTTAATAAAATTACTGCTGAGCAATATGAAAATATTACAGAAGAACCTTACACAGCGTAGGGTTCTTTTATTTTGGAGGTGGTGGAATGCCAGCAAATAACAGGGACTTAAAAACAGCAAACGGAAAAATAGCTCCACAATTCTATGATGAAATAACTGATGAATACGTAATTGCCAAAGGTGAAGATGGAGCTCCTTATTACCGTGAACTAGGTTCAATTGCCATGGAATCATGGACAGAAGCTAATCCAATCACAACGTTTCCTGGAAAGCGTTATGGTTTTTCCATTATGAATGACGGAACTGCGGATCTAAGTTTTACTATTAACGGATACATAAGAACGGTTAAGCCAGGAGAGGGTTATCAATCTTTATTTGAACCTTTTACAAGTCTAACTATTAATGCTACTGGCGCTTACAGGGCGGAGGTGTTGCGCTAATGCCGTGGAATCCAAAGAAACCAGATTTAAAGAATGATCCCACTTATTTAGAGCCGAGAGTAAACAATCTTACTACACAGTTGGCACAGAATGCGAAGAAATCAAGAGTAAGTATAACTGATTACGAAAGCCTTGTAATAGATAAAGGTTTATCTACAGAAGATTGGCAACCAGCATTTGACCAAGCTATTATGGACGTTTCTGTAAATGGTGGGGTTGTCATAGTTCCTAAAGGCACTTATCAAACAAGTGAAATTAATCTCCATTCTGATTATGTTTATCTCGAAGGTGAAGGAAAAGGTACTGTATTAAAAGCCTGTGGAGATAATCAATATATCATTAGAAGAACTGCAAGTTATGGTGGCGCAAGGAATTTACAGCTTTACGGCAATGGAAAAGTAAATGTGTTTGGACTTGGTGTAGTGCCTCCTTATGACTATGCGGCTGACAAAATAGCGCAACAAAACTACAACGAATTTGATTCTCTTTTTATTCTAGGTTGTACGGAAGGTATTGTTTTACAAGCAGGTACAAAAGTAAACGGAATGGATTCTGGGTGTTGGTATAACGTTTTTAGAGGTATCCAAGTACGATCAACAAAGAGAGGGTTGTGGTTAAAAGACCCTGTTAATGATAGTGGCTCACCATGCAATCGCAACCAATTTTACTCACTTCGTATTGGTAAGGATACAAATACAGGTGTGCAAATTGATGCTGGTGATACCAATGTTTTTTATTCTCTGAGTTTAGAAGGAATACAGTTAGGTACATCCCCAAGCGTAAAACCCACGGGAATCGTAGTTAAAGAAAAGTCCAGTGTAGGGTATCACAATACCGATAATAGGTTTTTCGGTCTAACATTTGAAGCTTGTACATTAGATGTAAAAAATGATGCTGTAAGGATGCAAATTGTTGGAAGTAACATTAGAACATTTGAAGGGGTTACATTACCACTTACAAACATGAATTCAGATCCTAGTGCATTCCCTTTTATTTTACCAGGTGTTGTGTATCCAGAAGGAGCGGGGTTAGGGGGATACAAATCAGGCGCATGGAACTACGACAAACCTATCGTAATGAGAAAGAATGTTGAAATTTATGATGTAGACTATCAGTGGCAGAAACAAGCACTTGATACAACAAAAGTTTCCAACGTATCTACCTTTGGTCAAACTGAAAGCTGGTTTACGAGAATTGGGAAGTTTGTTGAGTGGAGTTGTCGCTTCTCTTTTAAGGCAGTGGACGGGGCAACAATGTTACAAATAGAATTACCCGTGACACCTCATGCTTCTGCATATACAAACAATGGTTCAACCTTACCAATGGTTTTTAATGTGTATACCACTTATGGGAATAACGAAAGAATTGCTGTTGCAGGTGATTTAACCGGAAGTTACCCTATTAAGATTAAGATACCACCATCATCCGGTAAAACGTGGCACACGGGCGGTAATTATAATCAGATATGGTTCACAATCAGATATATGGGAGCTTAGTAAACACTCGGAAGAAATTGCGAAGAAAAGAATCTCAAAGAACTTTACAAGAATATATGTAAAGTTTATAAAAAAAATGTAATAATATTGTCAAATTGCTGGAAAAATGGCTTATTATTACGATATATCTAATAATAAGTTGAAAAGTGTGGTTGTATATTATGCTCAACAAATTTTGGGGTTCGCTTAAGTCGTTGTTTGAAATGGTAGAAGTTAATGGCGAAATACCTTCTATGCACAAAGAATGTCCGGTATGCAAAGGTACAGGTTTTGAAGATGTTTTTATCACGTGTGAATCATGTGAAGGGAATGGTTATGTCAAAGAATTACAACTACAAGAAACTGTGTAATGTCTAAGAGCTCAAATATGGGCTTTTTTTATTTTGTTTAGAAAGTAGGTGTGAAAGTGGAACAAATGCTAACAAATGGTTTAGATATAACAGCAGTTGTAGGTAACATCTGGTACGTTGCATTAGGATTCATTATTTTTGACCTTATCACCGGATCATTAGCTGCAGCAGTAGAAAGAAAATTAAACAGCTCAATAAATTACATAGGAATGATTAGAAAGGTAGGGGAATTTATAGCCCTTGCCTTTTTAGTTTTCTGTGATGCTTATTTTGGTGTAAATGGGCTACTTATTAAACTAGGAATTGGAATGATTGTTGCCTATGAAGGTATGAGTATTATTGAGAATTTTAGTCGTATTGGAATTGATGTAAAGTTTTTGACTAAGTTCTTTGATAAGAACAAAGTAGGGAAAGGGGATAAGTAATGGCTGATTGGATAAATGATGGTGGACATGGTGGCTCTGATCCAGGTGCAGTGGCAAAGGGTAATACTGAAAAAGTTTATACACTAGAAGCAGAATTATACGTACATAAACGATTAAAAGATCATGGTATTAGCAATGATGTCACTCGTACATCTGATGTAACTTTAGATGAGAATCCAAGGGTAAATAAAGTGAAGAATTATAAATATTGTTTGTCTCATCATTTTAATGCTGGTGGTGGCAATGGTGCTGAATTTATTCATTCAATCTATTCAGATGGCAAATTTGAAAAGATGCTTGCGGACGAATTCAAGAAAGCAGGTTATCCACTTAGACCAAGGGCAATCTTTACACGCAAAGGTTCCAATGGGCAGGATTATTATTACATGCACAGAAGGACTGGTGCTTGCCGTACTACAATAATTGAGTATGATTTTGTTGATGGTGCTAACTCAGAAAAGATTAAAGATAAAAAGTATCGTGAAGCTATGTATGAGTGTGTTGTGAAGACTGTATGTAAACAAGAAGGAAAAAGTTATAAACCTTTGAATCAACCTAAAAAAGATACTAATTCTGTCCTTGATGGGAATAAACAAAATGTGTATGTAAATGGAAAAAAGGTTGCTTATTTGGATAATGCTCATTTAATCGCAGAACTTGTTGAAAAGGAAATAAAAAATGGCGCCAAGAAAATTGTTATCGAATAAATAACCTTAATTTTGATAATTAATAATAACATTAGTTTTCAATAAAGGGGAATCGCAATGGACAAGATATTTTCTGGTGACAGCATTAACACAGAAGAGGATATACAAAACATCAAGGAAACTGTGATGAACTTAGATTCTGAAACAGTAACAATAGATAAGAAAGTCCTTCTTAGTCTTATTGAATATATTGAGACATTGCAAACAGAAGTAGAAATTTCAGAAGAAGATAAAGAAATATTATAATTATAAAAGCCCCTTACTTAATTGTGAAGGGGCTTAAGTTTTATTAGAAAATACTTCTTCATTTACAATACGTTCAAATATAGCATAGGCTTGTTTTTCAGGAATATATTTTTTGAATTCTACTCCTATACTGTCCTTAAGTTCTTTTGTAGATTTATTGATGGGAGTATTCCTCATCGAGGAGCAAAGAGTCTCAGGTGTGACTAGAGTACCTTCCCACTTTTCTTTCGTAACATAAATAAGTTCTGATATCCCGTCCTCGTGTTCAAAAACAATCTTATTAAAAAGATACAATGTTTTTACTGATTCCATAAATTTACTCACCCTACAGTTATATCGGTAAACAAAGAAGACATTTATATTAATTAGGTAAAAAGTTCTTGTGACTAATTTGTGAACTTAAAAAGCCCCTCATAATAAAGGAGCTAAGGTTTTTTCAAACGTAACAGTTTTTCTAAGTTCAATTTTTTTAGTCTTCCATCCAGCCTGTAACCAAGATTTTGCTTGAGGATGGCTTTTAATATCATTTGCCCACCAAGCACTATGAATATATGCCGATTTAGGTAATGTAAATTTCAATATTTCTTCTATCTCTCCAAAAGATAATGTAACTTCATTTGTCTTGACTTTTCTAAGGTAATCATAAATAGGTAAATATTTACCAGAGTACATAATTTATTATCATCTCCCTGAAACATTAATTTAATTCCAAATATGACTCTATATCGTATAAGCGAGAATCTAACTCCTCTAATTCACTCTTTAAATCTTCATTTTCCCATATAAGTTCTTCATTTTCTGCTTCTAAATCAGATATTCTAGTTTCCATTTCCTGCATGATTTCTAGGTTTTCAACGAAATCTTCTGCCTTAACTGTGTCATTTGAAACTTCATTAGAGCATCCACTTAAAATTAATAATCCAATAATAAAAACAAGTGATCTTTTCATTCCTTACCTCTTCTGCTATTAGGTGATTTTAGTAAACACCTTCTGGCTCATCATAATAATGAAATCCATCTTCAATTTTCTTTTCGCACTCAGCACAGTGTAACCAATAACCTGTATCACCTACGACAGAATAAACACTCTTATTAACTTCGCAGATGCAAAACTCATTCTCCATTTTTAATCTCCCCTAATAATTATTAAAACGGCAAATTATCCTCAGGCGATTCCGGCTCAATTTCCTTCACAGCCTCAGTAATATCATTCACTTCATTCCAAGTGACTTTTTCAATAATCGTATTTCTGTGACCTGTTTCTTTCTTTTGCTGCTGAATCCACTCATAAGCCACCACAGCTACGGCAAAATTAGGGTCTTTTTTAAATTCCTTGTCTGGGACAAAAAACTCCCCATTTCTAAAACCTCTATTACCTTCAATGTTAAGTGTCGTTTGAATTACTACCTTCATTTTTAAAGTCCAAGAATTTGTTTCTTTTTAGCATTAAATTCTTCATCGGTTATGATGCCAGCTGCTTTAAGATCTGCAAACTTTTTTAATTCATCTGCACCTGAAGATACAGGAGAAGATCCACTTTCTAATTTATCTTGATAAGATTCAATAAGTTCTTTTGCTTTTAGAAATTCCTCATACTGTTTCTTTGTATCAAAAGTGATTGTATTTTCATCTTTTACCACATCAGTCATTTTTCTTCCCTTTTGTTCTGATGAACCTGAGAAAGCAAATTGTATAAATCCTACAGTTAAGCCTGGCTTTTTCACTTGAATCCCCGTAATAGACTTAATACGTATTTCCTTTTCTCCCTTTCCACCACCAAAAATACGACCGAACTTCAAAATAACCTTAGATGGTGTAACTGTTAATGTACCGTTCTTTCCTTTTAAAACTAAATCACTCATTCCAAATCCCCCTCATTAATCCTTATATTTTCTAATTTAATTATATACGAGATTTGATTTATAAAGTTTCATTTTTTTCCAATTTAGTAATTATTTTCGCTCATATAGATCATCTACTTTAACACCCAATAAATCAGCTAATATGAACGCTTTATCCAAGGGAGGATAGGATCTTCCAGCTAACCAATTAGACAATTGTGTAGGTGTAATTCCGATTTTTTTTGCTACGTATTTTTTCATTAATCCTCTTTCCTCAATCCAATAGCCGATTTTACATTCCATACTAGCCATATAAACACCTCATGAAGGTATTCTCTCTATGTTGTACAAACCCTTTCAAAATAAAAATGAATTTTAATCAAAAAAAATTTGGAGTACAAGATAACTTTTCAGCATTTGCCCATATAGATATTTTAACTAGCAAATATATCAGTAAATACATTTACAAATATAGCAATAAATATATCTGCTAAATGTTTATATCCAAATATATTTCTACCGTGTCCATCCATTAATAATAAACAATTTTAAAAAACATTTAGAGAGACATGTGACCGGGAAGGAAGGAGAGGGGGCACGGGGGGGGGAGAGGAAGGAAACCAATTTTAATTAAGGGAGAGAGATAAATGATAAAATTTGTCCTTATCGGTAGTTACATTGTTCATAAAATTTATTGGAAACATGCTAATAAAAAGGTGTTAATTTCATGGAATAGCTTTTTTAAGGATGTGGCTTAGATGAGAGGAACAGCTTATCCAATTATTGCAGATAAACTAAAAACTAAGTATGAAAGCTTTAAATGGAATCAGCATGAACCAGGTATGGATGTTTTCACCGATCTTAATAAAGTAAAAACTTATTGTGGAAACTTTGGAGATTCAGTTCAGGAAACGACTTGTTGGTTAGACACGTTTAATTGGAGCATTATGAAACAAACAAAGCTTTCTGAAGATATATACCAGTTTATCTCCCATAGATCAGGTATCGTAAGAAGGTCAATTGATAATGAAGTTGAGAATTTTCATATCAATTGGGAAGCACTCGATCCAATAAAAGATACTGTCCTTGAGCAATTCAAGAAAGGAGTATTTAACTTTATTGATCTAATGATTTAGGGAGGGTTAAGCAAATGATACTTGCAGCAAAGAAAAAAGAGGTATTTACGGTGAGTGAGTTTTTAGCCCGTCAGCCAAAAGAACCTACTCAAAGTAATACACCTCATATTCCATTGTATGGTTACATGGGACTTGATACAACTTCAAGAAGCTTTTTTAGTGAATATGATTTCAATACACCTTACTATATAGTTTTTGGAATTGCGGGAGTCCTTTTGGTATCAACCTTAATTGAAAATGTTTTTGTTGCTCATGGTAATCCTCGAAAAGCTGAACAGGTTAAAGCATTTACTCAATTTGCAATGCCAGTTGTATTTTACATCTTCCTTGCTGTAGGGATATTTAAAGTATTTCTATAAGAGGTGGTCGAATGTTCTCTTTGAAGGATTATCTGTATAAACAAAAAGTAAAATCAAAATTATTGGACTGTTTTAGATCTGCAGAAATTTATTTCACAGCAAAGGCTGGCAATAGAACAGTATATATTTATCCAAGAATCCATTCTGTGAAATACAAAACAAATGAAAAATTCACAGAGGTTGTATTTACATTGCTCAATGGGATGAATCCTCATGATTTAATGATAAAGAAAAGGTATGTACTAGAGCAGTATTTTGGGAAATCCATTGATTTACCAGGGGATTTAAAGAAGTTTGTGCTCAATATTTACGATAAACCTTTGAAACCGGATCTAATTTATAAGTTTGAAGATATTCTGCCTTATTTACACACTGTCGAGAAGAAAAAAGGCAAAGTAGTTAAAATACCATTAGAAATGCCAGTTGTTGTAGGTAAAAAGAAAAATGGAAGATTTTTAGTATTAGATATGCTAGAACTTCCTCATGTGATTATCCAAGGGACTACTGGATCAGGTAAAAGTTCAGCCATAAGAGTTATTCTTACTACTTTGATTAAGTATAAACGACCAGAGGAGTTAGACATTTACTGTATAGATGGTAAACGTGCTGAATTTGGGCTATTTAAGAAGGTGGAACACGTTCAAAAGGTTGTTTACTCAAACAAAGACGCTAGGAAAGTATTAAAAGATGTTACAAAAATGATGTATCAAAGGGAAGAATTGCTTGATACGTTTGATGTTCCTCATGTTAATGATTTACCGACGGAGCATAAACAGAAGTATATACTTGTTGCTGTTGATGAATTTATTGAATACCTGGATGACAAGGAATTAATGAGCGATATAATCAAAATTTCATCGAAAGGCAGAGCTGTAGGAATATTCTTATTAGCATCTGCGCAAAGAATGGATGCAGATGTTATGGATACAAAAGCAAGAGGAAATTTCAATATTAGAATGAGCTTCAGAGCAGTCGATAAAACAAATGCTATGCTGCTTGGTACTCAGGGAGCAGAAAAGATTAAACGTGAAGAAAAAGGCAGATTAATTTTAAATTCTGGTGAAATTGAAGAATTACAATCCCCTCATTTGACCTATGACAAAGCAAGGAATTTGCTGAATCCTTATATGGTTTCTAAAAGCAATATAAAAGATGTAACAGAGGTTCAGGGTGAGCCATCGTCTGATATTTGTGAAGTCCTAAATGAACCTCACAAAAATGACTTAGACTTATTTCTGTAGGAGGATAACAACATGAGAAAACGTGATATGGATATCCTTTATTCATTAGAAAAGTTTAAATGTCTTGAACGGGATCAAATAGCTGCTTTGCATTTTTCAAATAACAAGAATCCTATTGTTTCAGTCAACAGGGTTCTGAAAAGGCTCCGAATGGATGGATATGTTTTGGTGAATACAAACAGATCATTTAAACCCTATATATATTTCTACAATCCCTCCCCAATTAAATTAGACTCACAGAAAATTGATCATTATTTGATGATTGCTCAAGGTTATATAGATATGAGTAGGTATTCCAAAGTTGAAGATTACAAAATTGAACCTAAAATAGAACACGCTGATTTTATCCCAGATGTTGCTTGTAAATGGTTAGGAAATGAGTGGTTCTTAGAGTTTCAGAACAGCACATATACAATTAAACAGCTTTATGCCAAGTTGGATAAGTATAAGGAATATCTTGATAAAGGGTATTGGAATAATCAAAGAGTGCTTATTATAGGTAAAACAAATCTTAAATTAGATGCTGATGATTATCCCTTTAAAGTTAAGCAGATTAGGAGCATTGAAGACCTGAGTGAGACTATTCAGCAATTCAAGGAAATGAAGTATCAGGAGTTTAAGGGTAAGGTTAAGGAAGAAGCTGATGCGACTGTATCAAAGCCTAATGCATTCTCTGAGAGCTATAAAAGTAAGGACGGAGTAATTAAGTTTGTATTTTAAATGGTTATATTAAATTATTTTATATTGACTGATAATTTTGACAAAGTTAATATTTGCCCGTATAATAACCAAAGTGTTCTTAAGGACATGAAAAGACAACTATGAGGTGCAAAATTGATAACAACACAGATCAACAGAGAAGAATTACCCGAAGCATTAACTCCGAGGCATATTCAAGAAATATTACAAATAGGGAAAAAGCAAACATATGAGATGATGGAGAATCCACCATTTCATGTAGTTAAAGTTGGCAGGTTATACAAAATATCTAAGAAAGCATTTTTTAAGTGGTTTGACGGAGAGTGA